CCAGTAATTTCAGTTGTTAATTTATCTAATTGCTCGTTTATAAGCTTTTGTTCAACTGTTAATTGGCCAATAGAATAAGTAACATTCTGATAGCTATCTCTAAGTTTATTTATTTTTTCTAGATCAACCTGATCTATTTTATTTGTTTTTTCGCTAACTACAGCTCTATCTGCAGCTCTTTCAATTGCACTTTCCATAACTTTAATATTTCCTATTTTGTATATATGTATATATGTTCATTGTCTATATAAATATCAGATTTTTTACTAAAAGTTAATTAATCAGTATTATTTATTCCCGAATTAAGTTCATTAGCAACTATTTGTGCATCCGTTTCACTAGTAAAAACTATCCTACTTGGTGAATAAGACTTTCCTGTAAATTTAGCTAAATCCTTTTGCATTGCATCAGGAACAATATATCCATCAAGTGTTAGCGTAAACGTACTTCTTATCTGTCTATCTTCTCCTTGAGGTGCTTCAGTTTCATTTGTAAAACTATCTATTGTTGCTAAAAATTTATATCGTTCTGGTTCTCCCCAATAAGAGTCTGCAGCATAATTGACAGCTTCTACAATTGCATTCATGTGTTCAATATACTCAGTCCATATTATACATTCATATGTTAATTTCACGTAGTCGGGAACAATCACATTATAAAATTCTTTTTGGGGTGTTATTCCATTAAGTATAGAAAATTTGTCATATTTATTTATTTGTGTATAATTATTTTGATAGCTTATAAAATTTCTTGGATTGTTTGCATCTACTTTTGCTGTTAAATTTTTATTCTTTTCAACTGCAGTTCTTTTAAACATAATTAAAGGTACTTGAATCTTTCCTTGTTGATCTCTATAAAAATATCCCTTTTGTACGGCCTTCCATCTTTCTGGTGATCCATAAATTGTTGGTACATTTATTACATGACCATTATCATCTACCTTTGGCCTGATAATATTATTAAAGTAATAATTTATTGCATCATCATGCTCATATAAACCAACATAAAAGTTAGAAATATTATCATTATCTCTTCTGACTTCGTGTGCCCTATTCACCTTTTGATCATCAGGTAAACCTATTAGCTCACTTTGGCTTTTTGGTAAGGGTCTTTTATCATGTCCTGCCATTATATCTTCCTATATATTTTTTGGTATACCACTTCTAATATTTTCAATACTTAATCTATCTCTTCTGGTCATATGAGTACTAACTATGATTCCATAATGCCATCCAAAATATTGTGGGGGTCCAATGTCATTATATTTATAGCTATCAATTGTTTTATTAGTATCTGGATTTCTTCTCATAAATAGATCATTATCCACTACTGTATCAACCTCCCAATAAATTGCGTTCCAATTAATAATATCTCCTACTTCTAATAAAAGATCAGATGTATCTTTAAGTGTATCTCTTAAGAATGCAAATGTTGCAGCCTGATTAACATCTGGTCCAAATCCACCAGTATCTGCCCAAGCTTGGTCATCAACATCAATTAAACATGCTACTCTTACTGCAGGGAAATAAGTCTTTTTAAGTGCCTCTCCATAAAGATTGACCTTGCTATCATATAAGCTAGTTTTATATATATCCACTTCAGTTTGGATTATATCATTAATTAGCTCTTTATTAATGTGTCTAAATAAGCTGGCATCTCTGCCACTTCCAAAAAGTGCCATTTATATTTTCCCTTTATTTAACATATATTGGATCAGGTGCCCTATATAAAATATCTTGCAAATAGTCAGCTTCATTCTTTTTATTTTCAAGCTGTTTAGTTCTACTTACTTCTTCAAGGGTAGCCCTTAGTGCTTCTAGTAAATCAGCCTTTTCTGTGATAGCCTCTTGTCTTAAAGCATCTCCATCAAGTGACACTCCTGCACCGGGTATGGGTATTTCTCCATATTTAGCTCTTACTGCACCTAATACTTCTTTAGTGAGTGCCAATGTGTATTTTTTTATCCATTGTTTTCCTGGATCATTAATTAAAGTGTAGTCCATTCTAGTATAAGGTACATTTGATAAATCAGAAATTACACCAGCTGCATTCTTTAATGGGTTAGATCTGTCTGATTTTAGAATATATTGAAAAAACATTTTGTAAGTATGTGTCGGTACTGGAAACAATCTTAATTTATTATTTATTAGCTCAAATGTATATGGAGATTTTCTTACCAGATCACTAAATTCAATCTCTTGTACTCTTAGCATATCAGCATAAACTGGTGTTAAAAGATAATTTACACCTACTCCCATACCAGCCCATCCAAATTCATTTAGCATTTGATTTGTGCCTAAGCCCTGACCTGCATAAGGATCCCAATATCTAATTATTGCCGGAACTCTATTGTGGAATATTCTTTTTATTTCTATATTACCATTTTCTATACCATTATCAGTTGCCCATTTATCAAAGTCATAGTCTTGTCTACTTTGTGTTACGTTTAATGAACCTGAATACCATGTTACATCTCCTCCAGCACCAGCCTCTTCTCCGTATTCTTCGGCGAGGCTAACAACTCTTCCGAGGTTATCAGAAATTTCTCTTCCTGTATAAGATGACCCAGTTGTTGCACCCTGAAAATTAAGCATATTTTCTCGGATATTAAATTGGTTAACCTGAGCAGAGTATTCATTTACTGCTTCCTCAAAAACTGCATAAAATGATCCTGATTGTAGCTCAATATCTACTATTGGGTAGCCTATTCTTCTACAGCACCATTTTGCGACCTTAGGTCCATCATTTTGGAACTCTAAGTCAGTATCATAATAACCAAATGGAGTTGCACCATTTATTGGGCCGGGATTATCGTCCCAAATTGGAATATTTGCCATATATCTCCCTTTACTTTAAAAATAAGTGTATTACATTATATAAATATTAAGAATTACAGTTTATTATATAACAAAAAGGACCAGTTATAAAACTGGCCCTTAAAGTTACTTAATATGATTAAAAATTAATTAGATCAAATTCAATGAAGATACGAATATCTTACCGAAGAATTCTTTTCTAACCATTTTCTTAGCATACCTGGTCATTACACCTTTTCGTGGTGTGAAGTTTTCAGGATCATACACTAATGGAGTCATGATAAGTGGTACATACGGAGCATATACAGCACCAGTTTCTAAGAACTGACTACCTCTATATCCTAAAAGAATAATATTTGTAGTCATATAAGGATTCTTATATACCTGCCATCTACTATTCAACATACCTACTTTTTGAACACCCATAGCAAATTGAGCCTGATTTCCATCAGTATCCGCAGCATAGCCAGGGATTGATTCAATTATGGTTGCAATGTCTGGAGAACATACAATGAAATTAGCTCCACCCCTCAACGTTAATTGATGGATTTTGTTACTAACTTTTTGTATTTTTGTTCCCAAGGTTTGGAACCAAGCATTTTGAGTGTAAGCTAAAGCATTACCATTACCTTCAAAAGATGTTGAAGACCAATCAGATTCACCGTTAGAGGTTGAACCTGCAGTGTGTCCACCACCAATTTTAGCAGTCCAGTAATCTACTGTTAAAGCATCATCAATCAACATATCTAGAATTTCTAAGTCAATTTCCATTGAAATATATTCTGACAACATTGAAGTTAATTCTGCCTCAGCATCAATTGAATGATAAGCATTCAAGTCTTGAGCAAATTCTGGAGTCCAGACAGCTTTCAACTTTTTAGTCTTAGCAACAATCGGTTCTGATCTCATACTAACATTAATTTGAGGTATCTGAAGATCATCAGCTGTTGATGGTCCAGGAACTGTGAATGTTTGTTGTTCAAAGTCACCCCTTGTAATATCAGTAGGTTGCTTAGTGTAAGTAATAGAAGCAGACGTATTTGTTTGCTCCCCACCATCTTCGTGACCTACAGCTGCAGATGAACTTATAATAAATGTTAAAGTTCTTGCAACAGGGTCACCTACAGTAAATGCCGGATAAAAAGTGTCCGTTTCAACTACAGATTGAGATATTTGGAATCCTCTAGCACCTAAAAAGTCAGCATTAGTCACATTAGTTATACTTCCTGCAGCACTAAAGCCAGAAATTACTAATTTTCTTATTGCTGGTCCAGCTGGTGCTGGTAATGTGAATGAACTTGAAAGTGTTGAATCGTATCCAACATCGGCCCATGAGG